TGAGGCGTAGTAACTGGCCTTTCAGTTATAGTAGGTAGCCAGGGAACTGGTTACGACATAGCCACTCCCCTGGCTACTACAGGAGGTTCAGGCACTCTTCTAGAGGTAAATATCACCGCTGTTGGAGAGTCGGCTCTTCAAGCATCTATGGTATGCCGCACTACCAACTACCAGTGGTATCCATTCATGGTCACAGACGCTGTCCCTGCTGACCATATCGCTATAGCCTCTTGGACTCAGTCTCAGGTAGGTACTCTCTACTTTGGCAATGATTCAGAGAGCGATGTCATTAACGGGATAGCCGCCAACACTTTTGACCAGATCTTTGCTGCTGCTAATAGCCGAACTTGGATGCAGTACGCTACGACGCAAGGAGGGCTGTACCCTAACCAGATTTACTTCACGGCTGCTGTTATGGGCCAGGCTATGGCCTCTAATACACAGTTAGCAAATTCTTCATTTACTGAGAAGTTTAGTGGCGGGGTTCCTCTAGTAGGAGTAGTTACAGAACCTACTAACCCCACGCAGATAGCTAATATCGAAGGAATAACGCCAAGCCTAGGACCTAACGGGAATGTATTTCTGAACTACGGCAGTTCATTTAGCGTTCTCGAACAGGGAACAATGATGGCGTCAGGAGTATTCTTTGATCAGATACTTGGCCTAGATACTCTAGCCTCTAACATACAGTATTCGGTTTTAGACACTATATCAACCTCTCCTAAGATTCCTCAAACAGATCCTGGCCAACTGACTCTCATACAGTCTGTTGAGAGTGCTCTTAACAAATCTCTTTCTGTTGGATTCATTGGACCTGGAATATGGCAAGGGCAGAGCATAGATCTTGGTAATGTTTCTCTTAACCCTGGCCAGTCTCTACCTAATGGATACTGGGTAGGATCTATGAGTTACGCTATGTGGTCAGCTCTTAACCCAGGAGCACTGGCTCTTAGACAGTCTCCTCCTATCTACGTGGCTATTATTGAAGCAGGAGCTGTTCACTTTGTGACAATTCAGGTACTCGCTCAAATCTAACGGAATAGAACCTCAGAAAGGAATAGGCTATGCCTACTTACTCATTCAAAAGTGTCGCAGGGGCTATGGTTGACCCTGATGCTGGTGCTTTCCCCTTCATAGGACAGGAGGGGGTAAAGCATATCGCTATCACAAATGCCACAGAGCGTACTGCGCATGATACCGCCGCCGATGGAACTATCATGGTAAGCTATGTCTCAGGCGCCTCAGGCGCTGTTGATATTGAGACCCAGCAGACAAGTACCTTTCATCAGTTTCTAGTAAACTGGGCTAACATTAAGTTTACGTCATGTGAGGCAGGAAACGCTTCTAATTTCGCTGCGGCTGCTATTAAGGTAGTAGATCTTATTAACGGCTCTATTCACACTGTCACAGGAGTATCTCCTACGAAGATTCCCGACAAAGGGTATGGTCCACAAGGAGCCTTTGTTACCTGGCGACTCGCCGCCGCTAACGTAGTAACTCAATAGTCATGAGAGGAAAATCATGGAAATCAGAACATCCACTAAGAATGTAGTTATTAAGGATCGCACCTACCAGATAAGTAAGCTAGACGCAAGAACTGCTTGCTGGCTGTTTACTTTCATGGGAGAGCGCTCTAAGGATGGGCAGATCCTTTCCGGTCTAGGAAGATGTACTAGACAGGAATTCACTGAGGTTCAGGGAGTTCTTTTAGGGAAGGTTACTCATCTAGATAATCAAGATGGTAATGTGTTTCCTATCGCTATTATAGGACCTACTGGAGGGTTCTCTGTAGCCGATCTTTCTGAGGATGCAGAGACTGTAATGAGGCTTACTACCGAGTCTCTTATGCTCAGTCTCTCCCCTTTTTTTATCGATCGAGAGTCAAGCTCTCAAGGCCAGGTGAAGTAGGCTGGGAACCGGCGGAATACGTCAGTCTAGACTGGCTTCTTATGAGGCCAGTAGAGGCTGGAGTATGGAGTCTCCATGAGACGTTCGACGGAACCTATACTGCGGATGACCTCTTTGATATAAATGAGGTATTGGACGTTCAACTAGAAAATAAAATCCGAGCTCAGGATTGGAGAGAGAGGAATTCCAGTGGCGGAGAACATTCTAGATAGTTATCTAGTAAAGGTAAGCGCCTTTCCTGACGCAGCTTCTTTTACAGAGCTCGGATCTGTCCTAAAGACAGTTGACGTCTCTAGCAGTAGACTTGTCTCTAACATCACAGGGGCAATGACTAGGTTTGAAATAGTCTCTCTTAGTGCTTTCTCTGCTGTAGGGGCAGGACTGATAGGTCTAGCAGATAAGACCGCTATGACAGATCAGTCCTATCGTCTTATGGGCATGAGAATGCTTATGACGAAAGACTCTGCCCGGGCTATGCAATTGTCTTTAAGTGAACTCGGATCTACTCTAGACGAGGTAGCTTATGATCCTGAGCTTAATGAACGCTTTCAACGTCTTTATGAAATGAATATAAAGATGGGAAAGCAGATGGGAAGCTCTTTTGATCAGAATATGATGTCTATTAGAGATCTTCGCACTGAGTATAAGATGCTAGGAACTGAGATAGGGTTTTTAGCCTCTAGTGTCATATCCGATCTCTTTGATAAATTAGGTTTCAGCTCCGGTGATCTGCTTAATAAGATGGAAGAATTTAACAAATGGTTTATAGATAATCTTCCAGGAATGTCTGACGCAGTTTCTTCATATCTCATACCCGTGTGGAAAGATGCGAAACTAGTTATATCTAGTGTAGGATCTACCATTAAAACTGTCGTAGGTGAGTTTACTTACCTGACAGGAGTTCTATTTAATGATAAGTCTATACAGAACACTACCTTCAATCTACAGAACACTGCTAAAGCCTTTGTAGATTGGATGGATCATATAGCAGAAGCAGTTCTTACTATAGACGTCTATGCAAAAATGGTTGCTCATACCATAGGAGGTATAGGAGCTAGTATATCTAGCTACGGCGCAGCTATGCGGGGGGACTGGAAAAGATACCAAGAGCAAGGAGATTTATCTGCTAAAGAGTTCAGCATAGCAGGTAAAGACCTTAATGACTTGAACGATGCTATGGCTTCCCACAATGGCAACACTCATGGCATTACTGGAAAAACTGAATGGAAGACTAATTCAGATCTTTCAGGTCTGCTTCACTTATATAGCAATATGGATCATTCTGCTTCTTTACCGGCAACTCAAGACTCTAATGGAGATCCTATTTCTACTGGAGAGTCTACTGGAAACTCAGTTACAGATAGGTTTATGACTTCTATAAGAGGCGAGGAGAAGGCAAGTCCTACCTCTGAAAAGAATCTATCTAAACTCCTTGATACTTACGGAAAGAAGTATAACGTTAATCCAGAGCTTCTTGCTGCTATTATGTGGCGAGAATCTAGAAATAATCCTGGGCTGACTTCTCCTAAAGGCGCGGAAGGCTTGATGCAGATCATGCCTAAAACCGCTGAACAGTATGGCGTTAAGAACCCATATAATCCTGAGGAGAATATAGAGGGCGGAGCTCATTTTATATCAGACCTTCTTAAGAAGTATAATGGAGATACCTCTCTGGCCCTAGCGGCTTATAACGCAGGTCCTAAGGCGGTAGATGGCCATAAGGGAATCCCTCCTTTCAAAGAGACTCAAGACTACGTTAAAGACGTTATTAGACAATTTCAAGTACTTTCTCAGATATCCCAAGGAGCCGGCGGACAAGTCATCATCGAGAACATGACGATAACTGTTCCGAAGGCCCTTCCAGACGATAAGTGGGCGCAGTTTGTACATGACTCTGTGGCTCACGTAATAAGTAAGAATACCAGAACAACAACCGCGCAAACCGCAGGAGGAGCATTCTTCTAATGGGTAGTGGAATATTCATTCCTTCTTTGCTATCAATTGCTACGTCCACGTCTGAGGCTATTATATTCGGCCAGCAGAATCCTAATAGCCGTGGAAGACTTAATGCTAACGGTCCGTGGACTCCTCCTCAATACTCTCAGCCGGCTCTCACTAGCATAACAGTGCCGGCTTCTTCTAGTGGAACCTCAGGGCAGCAGTCCTCAGATACGTCATATGTATTTGATGCCGTGTTTCGCGTGCTGCATCGCAGATCTACGCGTAAGACGTCTCATCCAGTTCTTACAAGCGCTAACATATCCGATCATGCTTATATAGAGCCTAGTCGGATATCTCTAGAAATAGGAATGTCAGAGGCTATGTCCTCCTTTGCTAAAGGAGTGTGGGTAGGTTCCTCTACAAAAAGCATATCAGCCTGGCAGATATTGAAAACCCTTCAAATCAATAAAACCTTACTTACTCTTACTACTAGGCTTGACGTCTACTACCAAATGTTGATAGTAGAGGCTTCTACTACAGATGACAATAGGACTAGGCACGCTCTAAAAGCTACTGTAGTCCTAGAAGAGCAGCTGTCAGCTGGAGTCGCTTCTGGAGTCGCGTCAAGCGCCAGGCCTCAGACATCAGGGGGTACCACAGGAGGATCTCTACAGTCTACTCCCGTAGGCCCTTCTCAATTGCAACAAAATGCTATTCCATCGCCTCTATACCCTAATGCTACTCTTGATCCTAATGTATCAGGAGCAGGGACAGTAAGCGGCAACAGTCTAAGCCAGCAACCCGTTCCTCACGGATCATAGGAGAGTAAAGATGGCTCTTCAAGTTATCCCGATCAATAACTCTCCTAACCAGTCCTATACTGTCCAACTCCAGGTTGATGGAGTATCTCTCACTCTTGGCATAGCCATAAAATTCAATGAGATGGCAGGTTATTGGTTACTGAGTATATTCGACGTATATGGGAATCTTTTAATAGATTCTGTTCCTATGCTTGTAGGGAGTTACCCCGCGGCTAATCTACTTCAGCAACAAAGGTACTTGGCTATAGGGAGCTGGTACGTAGTAAACGTCTCTAACCTGTCTACTCAAACAGAGTCTGGCGGTGGATATGGAGAAGGATTTTACGGACTAGGTCCTTATGGCGGGGAGTCAGGTCAAGGTGGACTGGACTATCCTAACAGCACTAACTTAGGAACAGACTTTCAATTGTGGGTCGGAGATACGCCGGTTAGTTAATTTTATGCAAACCCTGGATGAGTATACATTCATCCGTATTATGCACATTTAACCCTTAATATCACCAGGGCTGCCTGGAGAATATCCTGGAGTGTATTTTGACTGAGTCAAACCCAACCCTCATATCATCCAAAACTCCATTCTTCGGCAGAGCATGGTCTTTAACTATTACTCCTACTACAGGGCCTAGCGCAAATGTTCCTATAGTGGTGTCATGCGATGCTTACGAGCCAGAGGCCCTAAGAGTAACTTTTGATATCAACCAATTCGCCTTCTCGGCTTTTTGGCATGCTGAGTTTGTGGTATACAATGCCAATGGCCCAATAACTTCCGGTCCTTCTGCCGGCATCAACTTGATGCAAGCTGTTATACAAGAAGGAGACGTAGTAACTTTTTCAGCTGGATATCAAGCGGACTATCCTTACCCCGCTACTCCTCCTGCCATATGGACAGGGTCTATATTCTATACTATACAGGATCGACTAGACGTGGTTGATGAGAGACTTACTATACACTGCCTACTAAGCAGAGCTCTTACGACTCAGAACTTTCTGAACGATACAATACCTATGCTATCCAGTCAATTCACCCAAGCTCGATTCATAGCTTCTAGAGCGGCTAATCCTATAGGTATAAACCAGTCTCAGATAGATAGATGCTTACCTTCTACTTCTACTAAGCTCCCTAGAGGAAAGTCATACTTTGGTAGTCCTCATAAGTACTTAGAGGCCTTAGCTGATCGGAATAATCTTCTGTCTTGGTTTGACGGACACGGGTGGAACTTAGACTCTTTACAGAATCCAGTAGGATCTCTAGTGGCTACGTATGCCCCTGCTGGAACAGGGCAGTATCCCTCTACTGTAAACGGAACTAAGCTAAGTATTATTGGACAGCCTCAGCAAACGCAACTAGGAGTAGGCATAAGAGTCCTCCTTGATCCTACTGTTCAGATAGCTGCCCCTTTACCTCAAGTAGCTGTTAGTATAGAATTTACTCGACAGGCCCCTATACCCTACCCTCTTCCTGAAGGACAGTTCATTGCAGTTCCTATGACAGGACAATACGTCGTAGTAGGCGTTAGATTCTTTGGGGATACTAGAGGAAATGCTTGGTACTCTGACATTACCGGAGTAACTCAGATTCAACAGGCTATTCAACTTCTGGGCCATTCTGCTCAGTCTGATCCTACAGGTAACTAATATGCTGAGTATACAAGAAAGACTTAATCTCCTTACTGAACCTATAGAAGGCGCGGCGTGGCAATGGTCCTGTATGCTTCGCTCTTCTATACCTGGCGAAGTAGTATCTTTTGACCCTGTGCGTCAAACCTGCGTAGTGCAGCCAACTATACAGGAAATAGTTCTACTACCGCCTCCCGGAGCTAAGAAGTTTACTCAAAATATCCCTACTCCCATGTCTATTAAACCCATTCGAGATGTCATTCCTATAATGATGCGAGTTCCTGGGTGGTCTTTTACTTTTCCTATAGTAAAAGGAACGGAATGTCTTCTCATATTCGCTGACATGTGCATAGACGGATGGTGGCAAAGCAGCGGAGTACAGCCTCAATTTGATCGACGACGCCATGATCTTTCTGATGCCTTTGCTCTCTTTGGCCCGTGGTCTAAACCTAATGCGTTGAGCAACTATTCAACATCTTCTGTCCAGCTTATATCTGATGATCAGTCTCAGGTAATGGATTTTGGAGACACGGGCACTACTCTCACTTCTCCTAAAGTCACTATATCCCCTACTATAGAAGGGGTTTTTATAGAAGGAGATTCTACTATTTCCGGCAATCTTCATGTTTCTTCGGGGGCATCAGGAGCTTTTACATCTCAGGACGGCCAAGTCATCACTGTTCAAGAAGGGATCATAGTGAGTATCCAATGAATACAGCCTACTTCAGTAACATCGCCTCGGAGCTTAATAGTATAAGGAGTTCTCTGACCCAATACCAGTCTTATACCGCTCAATATCTTTCTAGAGGCGGTATAAGCTGTGCTCAACTCGCTTTACTTGCTATTAAGGCCTCTGAAAAGCTAGCTCAGGCTTCTTCTAGGGTGTCTACGGTAGACGGTAAGATTTCTTCAGATATATCAGCTATGCAGGCCTCTATATCAGCTAGCTTGTCTAAAATTGCTCCTTTACTTATAGCTCCTACAGACCTGCCTTCTGTCTTGACTTGGATAAATAGCGCCATAGAGACGTTCGCAGGTCCTAATGCTTCGCTCATCTCACAGCAAGCTGTTCTGACTTCTCAACAGGCTGTAATAGCCGCGCAGATTGTAGATATATCAATCTTAATAGCCTCTATTACTGAGGAAATTACTTCTGCTATATCTAGTAGTCAATCTAGCCACGGATGCTTTTAGGAGAACATAGTATGGCTACCATTACAGTAAGGGCCTTAAGCCCTAACAACGAACCGATGTATGGTAACAGTCAAGGTAACTTTATATCTGATCTAGACGCTGTAGTTCAGATCATAAGAACCAGACTTCTCTTATTCAAGGGGGAGTGGTTTCTTGCTCTGCAAGATGGCCTTGCTCTTTTTCAGTCTATACTAGGTGCTAGTGGAGACCCAGCCTCTATCCAACTGATCATAAGTCTCATATCCCAAAGGATACTTGGTACTCCTTACGTTGATTCAATAAGCTCTATGGAGACGTCTTATCTCGATAG